TTTTGGGCAAAATGTAATACAAGTAAAGGAGTTAAAAAGAAAAAATGGTGTGAATTAGCACGAGAGTTTTCGGATTCGACTCCAAAGAAAGATTATGAAAAAATGCCTTACAAAAAAAATTCGGAAGAAACAGATGAAGTTTATGATAAATTTTTAGAGGATCGTATCGTAGAAATGATTGAAAGACACATTCAACCAAAAATGACTAAATCAGACCTTTTGAAAACTATTTCTGAGAAAAAACAAAAAAGTGACTCTATGATTTTGAAAAATCCAAAAAAAATGTCTATGTTTTCTCATGAATCAGGAATAGAAAGTAAAAAAATGAAGAGACCAACTCAAATGATGCCGATTATGGGTACTATGGAAGAAAACGAAACTAAAGAGAAAGAAAGAACTAAAGAAAAGGATAAAACTAAAGAAAGGGATAGAAGAAAAGGTAACCCTTTTAGAAATCCTAATCCTGGTGTAAAAGAAGATCCAAGAGGATCAAAAAAAACTAAAGAACAAATGAAACAAGATTTCATAGGGTTAATCAATAAAGCACTTTAATCATGGGAAATAAAAATTTAGAAAATTTAATTAGAAAAATTGTTAAAGAGGCACCTGTTGATTATGGTGATTATCCTGAAAGAATGGATCCGAGAGCACAAGCAAAAATTGAAGACCCTGAGGGGTTATATGCTAAAAATAGGGCTTTCAGAAGAGGTTCTTCAGATGTTGAAAGAATCGCCGGAACACGGTTCAAAGAAATTGTTGATTATGTAAAACGATATTTCGGCACACAAGACAACGTTACGGATCCTTCCGTAAAAAGAGCTATCCAAATGGAACAAATGAATTCTGTTAGACAAGCAATGATGATTGAACCTTCCCATAGAGAACCTTTACGGGATTTGGCGGTTGAAATCGCCGCTAAAGAAGCGGGATGGATGGGACCAAATATAACCATGGAAGAAGCTTTGGATCAAGGCCTGATAACTAAAAGAGTCAGTGATGAAGGTGGGGCAATTTACGAATTTGATTTTTTTAATTTACTTACATTTTTGGGAGAACAAAGAGTAGACCCATCAAAATTTAGAATGGAAAAAAGTGAAAAAAAGAAATTAGGATTACCTCCCAATTTTTCATTCGATGTTGATGAATTAACTCCTGATGAAATAAGACAACTTGAAATTGAGAAGCGTAATGTTATTAATGCGTTAATTCAAGGTACGGGAAAAAGAATTCAGTTTGCATATCAGGCTTACGCAGATAGATTGAATGAAATAGATCCAAGATTATATTCATTGTATAACAAAATTATGTCGGCAAATGACTTGATGTATTTTACTGACGAACAACTTATCGAAATGTTAGGTGGAAATGCCGCTGGTTCATCAGGTCAGGCACAAGCCGAAGATGATGACGAAGAAGGAGGGGGTCAAGAAGAAAATCAAGAAGATGATTCGGTTGAAACATTTTATGGAAACGGATTAATTTTTCCAATTCTATTACATGAGTTAGGTAAAACTTTCGAAATGATTCCATCAAGAGAACAATGGAGAGGTATGGACCCATCCATGGCTCAAGATGTAATGGGTCAAACTGATGTATTCTCGAATGAACCTATGCAGTTCAGAGTCGGAGGAGAATTAGTGAGAAAATTGAGAACTCTTTTACCCGACGAAATTACTATCGATGAAGAAGGTAGAAAATACAAACCATACTTTTCAAAAATCCTTTATGGTATCCCTGCCGAAGAATTTCTTAGAGATATAATGGCAAATGTTGTTTCAGATAATTTTTCTGACAATGATAAAGCAAAACGTAAATTCGAAGAAATTTTACAGAAAGCAAAAAGAGAATGGGAAAAATATAATGGTGACGAAGATTATGATGAAGATGAAGAAGAATCAAAGTTAGGTATATAAATTTTATCAAAAAAATAACTTAAACCCCCTTTTATGAAAATAACTGGGGGTTTTGATATTTATTGATAAATACTTTTATGGCTTTATCGAAAGAACAAGTAATGCTTGAGTATGTTAAGTGTATGAAAGATACAACTTACGCACTAAAAACTTACTTACAGACATATGACAATACGGTTTCACAATACGTTCCGTTGGAGTTATTTCCTGATCAGGTCTCTTTATTAGAAGATTATGAAAATTACAATGAAAATATTGCGCTCAAATATCGTCAGGCCGGAGTATCTACTGTAACTGCAGCATGGTCATCAAAAAGGTTGGCGTTCGCGAAAAAAAACAAACCTGAAAAAATTCTAATTATTGCCAACAAACTTGATACCTCACTCGAGATGGCAAATAAAATAAGATCATTCATTGGTCAATGGCCAAAATGGGTTGGTGTAGATTTTGCTCCCGAAAAAAATTCACAAAAACATTACAAGTTAAATAATGGGTCCGAAGTTAAGGCGGTGGCAACATCAAAAGATGCACTACGTGGATTTACCCCCACGATACTTGTATTTGACGAGGCGGCGTTTATTGAGGCTGATAGTGATTTTTGGGCGGCTTGTATGGCATCCCTATCCACAGGAGGTAAGGTAATTGTGGTTTCAACACCCAATGGTTATGACCCAATTTATTATGAGATATACGATCAAGCATTAAGAAATATGAATGATTTCAAAATTTCTGAAATGTATTGGTTTAGAGATCCAAGATATACAAAGGATTTATATTTAGTCAAAACTCAAGATATCATTCATTATCTACTTAATAAGGAAGAATATAGTGATGATGATATAATCAGTTGGCAAAACATCCCATTCCCTGAAAGGAATTATGAAGAGTTGAAGTCAATAATGGATACAGGATACAAACCTCAAAAGATTCGAGAAAATATGTTGAAAGACCCACAAAATAAAATGATGGGTAATTCATTATGGATATGGAAAGAACCTGAAGTTAATCACAGATATATTATGGGAATTGATGTATCTCGTGGGGATAGTGAAGATTTTAGTACAATACAAATTATTGATTTTGAAACAAGAGAACAAGTATTAGAATATATTGGGAAAATTCCACCTGATACATTAGCTGAAGTGGCATTCAAATGGGCAAATATGTACTCCGCATTTGTGGTGGTTGATATCACCGGTGGTATGGGTATCACAACTGTACGTAAGTTACAAGAATTTGACTATAAAAATTTATATGTAGATGGAGTTGATCAAAATAATATTTGGAGGTCGGCATCTAAGACAGTCGACAAAATTCCGGGAATTAATTTTAATGCTAAAAGAGTACAAATAATTGCGGCTTACGAGGAAGCATTGAGACATGGATTCAGAATTTATAGTTCAAGATTATACAATGAAATGAATACCTTTGTTTACATCAATGGAAGACCTGATCACCAAAAAGGTCATCATGATGACTTAATCATGTCCATTGCAATGGCACTCTACGTTGGTGAATCATCCTTTTCAAGTTTGGAAAGAGTAACAGAACATACAAAATCAATGATTGAATCTTGGACTGTAACTAATAATGAATCGGTTAAAGATGTTATTAGTTTTAACCCAACAATGCCAAATATTTCATTTGATTCAAGAAGAGATAGTAGTGCTCCTAGTAGATCTGATTACGAGAAGTACGGGTGGTTATTTGGTGGTAGAAAAATAGGTTCACCACCAGACCGACATAGAGAATCTCCCACAACGACAACAACAACTTTACCTCCAACTAGCACACCTACACCGACTCCTTCTATTACTCCAACAATAAGTGTTACACCAACAATTACCATGAGTCGTACTCCTGAGCCAGATCCTACAAGTACGCCGACTAATACAATTACACCTACACCAACTAATACTAATACTCCAACTAACACAATTACTCCAACACCAACTAATACTCCTACGATAACTTTGACACCAACCAATACGATCACACCGACACCTTCTTCAACTTGCCCAATAACTACACAATATTTAGAAGTAAATTTGGGTGGGTGTTCTAATTTTAGCTTATCATTATGGAATAATAGTGGGTTTAGTGACCCAACAAATGCGTTGTGTGATTATATAATTTCAGGTGTGGCATATGGAGATTTGGGTACAGTTTATTATGGAACAGAAACAATTAATAATAATGATCATACACATACTTTCAATTTAAATCCAATTTTATTACCTGGCGAATGTGTTTCTAGTTTTGATGTATTAGGTTATACGGCATCAACTTGTATATGTCCAGTTGATTTGATATTACCTGTTATACCACCTTCATCTACACCAACTCCAACTCCGACGATAACACCAACCAACACGAATACAGTTACTCCAACAATAACTAACACTCCGACTCAAACACCAACTAATACAATAACATCAACCCAAACTCCAACCCCAACTGATTTACCACCTTCCCCAACTAATACATCAACCCCAACGGTAACACCAACTCAAACTCCAACAAACACAATAACACCAACAAATACAATTACTCCAACTAAAACTCCAACACCAACACCTACCACAACACAAGTAATTGTCCCTTCAGATCCGACTCTCGAAATATATTATAAGGGAGATTTATCTTCTTATTTTACTCCTACCCCGGATAGTGGGGATACATTCAACCAATGGTCAGATTCCTCGGCATCTGCACACAACGCCAATCCTATTGGTGGAGGTTCTGGTCCGGCTCCTGAATGGTGGAGTAACGTACAAAATGGATTAGGTGGGGTTTATTTCAATGGAACAAGTGATGGTTTGAGTGTAAATCCACTTACAGATCTATCAAGTAAATCAGGTCAAACTTTAATATTAGTTGCCAAAACATTGAATAAAGATACAACCCAACAATACATACAAGGGGGTGAAGATGGAAATACCGGATTGGATGCGTCTTATATACGACAAAGTGGAAGTACTTTTAATGTTGGTATAGCCGGAGGTTTTGCAACGGGAGGAACGGTCAATACGAACCCACATATTATAAATTTGGTTTTTAATGGAAGTGGTTCTACAAATTCAGACAAATTAAAATTATATGTGGATGGGGTTGATCAAACTCTAACATTTATTTCAAATGTTGGAACAACTACATCATCGTTGATCAGTTATATTTTCTTGGGCGTTTCTTACACAAGCATATCTGCAGGATCACCACAATTCTACTACAATGGATTCTTATTTGATGTATTAGCATATAGTAGGGCTTTATCAACTACAGAACTAAATAACACAAATAATTACCTAAGTTCTAAATGGAATATTTCGGTATCACCAATATAAACTATTAAAGTATTTAGATATTTATTTTTATAATTAATTTTTTTATATGGAAAACAACAACGAAAATCTAACAATATGGCAAAGATTATCCAAAACATTTGGACCTAATTCCTTATTGAATCAAGATTTACCTACTTACTCATTAGATAAGAAGGAACTTCTAAAAACCCCCAATAAACAGGAGTATGAAAGGGAAAAATTACAAGCCCAACAATCTTTATATTTATCGGGCCAATGGACAAAAATTGAAAATAATTTATATACCCAAGCCGTATATTATGAACCAACAAGATTAGCGGCTTTTTATGACTATGAATCCATGGAGTTTACTCCCGAAATCTCCACAGCATTAGATATATATGCCGAAGAATCCACAACACCAAATCAAGATGGTTATATTTTACAGATTTATTCAGAATCAAAAAGGGTAAAAGGTATACTTGCAGATTTATTCAATAATGTATTAGATATCAACACGAACCTACAAATGTGGACAAGAAATACTTGTAAGTATGGTGATAACTTTGTATATCTGAAATTGGATCCTGAAAAAGGTGTTGTTGGATGTATGCAATTACCCAACATTGAAATTGAAAGATTGGAAAGAGGGATGGCGGCAAAATCAATTAATGCTGAAGTAGATCCAAAACAAAAAGGTTTGAGATTCCATTGGAAAATAAAAGATATGGAATTTAATAGTTGGGAGGTTGCTCACTTCAGATTACTTGGTGATGACAGAAAATTACCTTATGGTACATCAATGTTAGAAAAGGCAAGAAGGATTTGGAAACAATTATTATTATCTGAAGATGCAATGTTAATTTATAGAACGTCTCGAGCACCTGAAAGAAGAGTATTCAAGGTGTTTGTAGGTAATATGGACGATAAAGACGTTGAACCATATGTACAACGTGTGGCAAACAAATTTAAAAGAGATCAAGTTGTGGACAACAAAACAGGTAACGTTGATTTACGTTTTAATCAAATGGCGGTAGATCAAGATTACTTTGTACCTGTACGTGATGTTACACAGACAATGCCAATTGAGACATTACCGGGAGCCTCAAACTTATCTGAAATTGCCGATATTGAATACATACAAAAGAAATTAGTAACCGCTTTAAGAGTGCCTAAAGCGTATTTAGGTTTTGAAGAAGTGGTAGGGGATGGTAAAAATTTATCATTACAAGATATTCGATTTGCAAGAACTATTAATAAAATTCAAAAAGCAATGATTGCAGAAATGAATAAAATTGCAATCATTCATTTATTTATTTTAGGATTTGAAGATGAATTACAAAACTTTACTTTAGGATTAACAAATCCATCTAAACAGGCCGATTTATTAATGATCGATGTTTGGAAAGAAAAAGTTCTTCTTTATAAAGATTTGGTATCTGAAATACCGAATAGTTTGGCACCAACCTCAGCTACTTGGGCTAAAAAACATATTTTTGGATTCTCTGATGAAGATATTAAATTAGACACTCAACAACAAAGATTGGAAAGAGCGGTTGCTGCCGAACTAGCAAATACCGCAACAATTATCACACATACAGGAATGTTTGATGTGGTTGATAAATTATACAAAACTAAGTCAGGTTCTACCGAAAATGCCGCGGCAGGAGGATCTACACCACCATCATCAGGAGGTGGAGGAGGTGGAGGATCTTTCGGAGGAGGGTCTTTACCTGATTTAGGTGGAGGAGGAGAATCTCCATCATTACCACCATTAGGAGGAGAAGAAGGAGGGGCTCCACCTGAACCAGCGGCACCAGCACCTCCAGGAGCACCTGAAGAAGAAGAAACATTACCTGAAAATAGGAAAAATGATAACTTAAATATTTTGTTAGAAAGCGACGATATTTACGGAGATACGTATATTGATTTATCAAAAGGTAAAAATTCTTTGGGATCAATTGAAAGTGAATTGAGCAAATTGTTAAGAGATTGATATTTATAATAAAAAAAGATTATGAAATTCGGTAGATTAAAATCAAAAATAGAAAACAAATTAGTTGAATCATACAATAATGGTACAATTAAAAAGGATATGTTACACTTTAACAATTTAGTTTTAAAAAACAAAAACATATCCAAACTATTCTACTTATATGATGAATTAACAACAAACAAAGGATTGAATGAATCTGTTGCTGATGAATATATCAATCAAAGTATTAATGTTTATGAAAATAGCATAAACAAAATAGATCCATCAGATTTAAAAAAATTGAGTAAATGGTTGGAAGGTAGTGAATACAATAATGAATATGATGTTATCGATAATTTATTTTCAACGGGCATAACAAAATTGGAAGAAAAAATCACAAGTAAAAAAACAATTTTAGAAACAATAATTAAATCACCGAAACAAAATAAAGAAGTTGTAAACGTACCATTAAAAACTATGGTTAACATTGCAAATAAAACAATTAACAATTATGTTAGTAATCTATCAGAATCTGATCAGAAAAAATTAAAGTCCATTCTTTCCTCAAAAGAAGAAGATCTCAAAGAAAAATATGATTCACTAAAAGAAAATGTAATAACTAAATTAGAGAGAATCCAAGAAAGTGAGCAAGATAAAGAAGTGACCGAAAGAATCAATGAAACAATAGAAAAAGTTAATACTGAATCATTTGATAAATTGAATTACTTGAAGTTACAAGAATTGAATAATAATCTTTAATCGTTATTTTTAAATTTTTGACGATAAATAGCTCTATTAAGGGTATCTCTATTTTTAACCGATTTTTTAGTAAATTCTTTTCTGTCATTTAAAAAAGAATTTTGTCGGGTTTTAATAACCTTACTTTTAAGTTCTTTAAGAGCTTTTTCAATCCCCCCGTTTTTTACTTGTACTATTAGCATAATATTATTTTATTTTATATTTGATATATATCACAAAAATAACTATTTTTCAATAAAATAAACTATTGAAGTATGAAAATATCAAATGAAAAAAGGGAAAACCTCAAAATTGAGTGGATTTAGAAACTCAAAAATAATCTACGGGACTGTAGATTCCAAAAATTTCAAGTCACTCTATCTAAATTTACAAACTTGGGTTGAACCAAAAAAAGAATCTGAAAATTGGACAAGAGTTGTTTTAAACATGAATAGATCCATAAAACACTCGATTTTTAACAACATAGATAAAAAAATGTTTGACGATAAATTTATTGTTGACATGGATCTTAGAACGAGTGGTCTCACACTTAAGAAAAAATCATTTTTAAATTTGGAAATTAATCTTTATTTGGTTGAAGAAATTGATTTCAAAGATCTCAAATTGAAACGTAAACTGAAAGAAATCATTAAAGGGATATATAATGATGTCATTTACAAGAATGAAAATTTCAAATTTTATCTAACAAAAAATGGTAATGTTAAACCAAATAAAGTAAAAACCGAAATCATTTAGTATTTATAATAAAAAAATACTATGAATGGTTATAAAATTTTAGGACCCAAAGATACGGGTAAAGGTATTCTTATTGAGTATGATGCGGGATATGTAAATCCAAATGAAGGTCGTAATTTAGATATCTTAAAAGAATCGGTTAATACTCTTGATTATAGTAAACCATTTGAATTTTATGCGGTTTTACAAAAATATGATACACCAAATAGAAATGGTAGGGTATATCCTGAAAAGATCTTAAAGCGTGAATCTGAAAATTATAAGAAGATGATAGAGAAAGGCACTGCCTTATCTGAATTAAACCACCCTGAATCTTCTTTGATTGACTTAGATAGAGTTTCTCACATAATCACCGATGTATGGTGGGAAGGTCCTGTTCTTTTGGGTAAACTAAAACTTTTAACTAGCCCTGGTTTTCATGAGAGAGGAATTGTTTCCACAAAAGGGGATTTAGCCGCAAATTACTTACGTCAAGGAGTTACATTAGGAATTTCTTCTCGTGGAGTGGGGTCATTGAAAAAAGTTGGAGACCAAAATGAAGTTCAGGATGATTTCGAATTAATTTGTTTTGACCTTGTATCATCTCCATCAACGCCAGGAGCTTATTTATTTTTAGATAAAAATGATCGATTGAAATACGAAGAAAATCTTGATGAAGAAAAAAATATGAATGCTCAAAGAGCAACAGGAATGGAATCTTCATCTATTGAACAAACAAAAAAATTAATGGATAAATTATCCGCTTTCCTTGACAACTAAAAAAAACTATTTTATATTTCTATAAATTAATTTATTATTTATGGAACAAGGAGAAAAATATTTTGTGGCTAAAATCACATCTGATTTATTGGATAGTGAATCTGGTAAAGTAAAAAAAGTAAGAGAAGAAAAGTTGGTAATGGGATATACACCTACTGATGTTGAAGCAAAGGTAACTAAAGTGTATGAAAATTATTCAATGGATTGGAGAATTACATCAATAACTGAAAGTAAAATTGATGAAGTAATCGACTAAGTTTTACTTAATTAACATTTTTTTGAATGGAGGTATTTTTTAATATCTCCATTTTTTTTTGTCTCATTGCTATTAAAATGTGAATTTTTTGAAAGTTGTTAATATTTATATTGTAAAAACAACAATTTTATAATGAGCAAAGAAAAATCATTAGTTGAAGAAACTTTCTTACAAATGAAAAATTTGGAGGAAGTTATTAACGAAAACGCAAAAGGAATACTTGCTTCTACAATGAAGGAAGAAATCAGATCATTAGTAAAAGAGTCCCTTAACGAACAAGATGACGATGAGGTGATTAATCTAGATGTTGATTCAGATGATACTGATGTATCAGATGATGACACTGATAACTTAGACGTTGATGTAACAGATAACGACGATGAGTTGGAATTTGATGATACTGATGTGTCTGACGATGATACGCTTGATTTAACAGGTGCTTCCGATGAGGATGTTTTGAAAGTATTCAAAGCAATGGGACCTGAGGATGGCGTAATCGTTAAAAAAGAAGATGATATGATACATTTATCTGATGAGAATAACGATGTTGACTATTTTATTCAATTAAGTGAATCCGAACAAGAATATGATGAAAAGGAAATGTCAATGAATGACGAACTTGATGAAGCTTGGATGGATGAAGAAGAAAATGAAGTTGAAACTATCTATGAAATTATGATGGATGGTGACGACGAAGATGAAGATGAAGATGAGTATTCAAAACACTTAAAAGGAGAAATGGAAGAACGTTATCATATGGGTCGCAAACACCGTATGGATCCTGAAGACGATGATGATTTTGAGATAAACATTGATGATGAAGATTATTTTGGTGACGATTATAACACCGATGAATTGGATGAGTACATGGTAGAATCAAAATCAAACTTCAAAGCTAAAGGAGTTGGTATGGGAAATGCGTCAAAATTCAAATACAACAAAAAACCAAATCAAGGAGAAGGGTTCAAAACAAAAATGAAACAAGGAACTCGAGGAGTTGGTATGGGTAAAGCAAAATTTGAATACAAAGAAGGTGAGAACATGGAAAAAGGTAAAATGACTACTGTTAAGAAAATGGAAACTAAAGAAGCGGCTCGTACGTTAGGAAATGGTTCCAAATTCAGAAAAGGTGGTTTACCTAAACAAAGAGCTCACTCAAAAGCAAACACCGCAATTAAAAAAGAAAGTGTTGAAACAAGAGAGTTACAAGTTTTAAGAGAAAAAAACGAAGAATACAGAAACGCATTGAATGTATTTAGAGATAAATTGAATGAAGTCGCCGTATTTAATTCGAATTTGGCATACGCTACTCGATTATTTACTGAACATTCAACAACAAAACAAGAAAAAATCAATATCCTTAAAAGATTTGATAGCGTTGAAACTTTGAAAGAATCTAAAAATTTGTACAGAATAATCAAAGACGAACTTTCAAATTCAGGAACACAAGAAACAAAAGCTATTACAGAATCATTCGAAAGAACTGTTGTAAAAACTCCAACATCTGGATCAGCAGTAAACTTGATTGAATCTAAAACTTATGAGAATCCTCAGTTCCTTAGAATGAAAGATTTAATGTCAAAAATAAAATAAAAAATAAACAAAAAAAATAAAAAACCAAAAAAATGGGAGCATTATTAGAATCAGGTCTTGTTGGTAACATTGGTCTTAAGCACCTAAAAGTTATCAAAGAAGATACAATTAACAAATGGGACAAATTAGGGTTCCTTGAAGGTCTTAGAGGCCACCTAAAAGAAAACGTAGCTCAGTTATATGAAAACCAAGCTTCTTTCTTGATTAACGAAGCAACTTCTGAAGGTTCTAACGGAGCGTTCGAAACTGTTGTTTTCCCTATCGTAAGAAGAGTTTTCTCTAAATTATTGGCTAACGATATCGTTTCTGTACAAGCAATGAACTTACCTATCGGTAAATTGTTCTACTTTGTACCTCGTATCCAAGGATATAACGGTGGTGGTGTAAATGGATCAGGAGATCATTACGCACCAATCGGAGCACCAGGAGGACCTACAGCAGGTGGTTTAGGTAATAACGGACCAGGAGCAGGATATCCTGACAACGCAGGTGCATTCGGAAAAAATCTTTATGATTTATTCTACGAAGGAGCTGAAGCAGGTTTAGATCCTCCAGGATTATTTGATTACTCTAAAGGACGTTGGTCTGCAATCACTGCAACTACGAATCTTCAAGCTTGGTCTAATGGTTCATTAGTTGACGCAACAGTTGGAGGTGGTGTACCTGCAGGTGGTGTTGAAATTGCTGGAAATACTAACCAAAGAAAATTAATCATCAAAATGTGTGGATTTGCTGATACAGGTGCAGGTAAATTAATCGGACCTGATGGAAACGAAATGGATTCTGAAACTTTCCTTTCAGATCTTAAAATCTTTACTAACTTAACAGCGTTCTCTTCATCTACTACTCCTTGTGATGTGGTTGGTGCAGGTGCTGGTGTGGCAGTTCCATTATTATTTAGAGTTGTTACTCAACAATATGGTAAAGGTATCGTTCAATACGGTAACACTGTAACTACAACTTGGCCAAGTGATGGTAATGGTGGTTCATTCAAAAATATCTGTTCTGCAGATGGATGTATCTACTTAGAAGTTGACTTATCTTGTCCAGTATGTGCTGATTGTGATTCCACATCTTTAGATGGTTACACAGGTACTACTATTTACTCTGCGGCTTCCGCAACTTCTTTCGTAGCTGTATTCAGAAGATACGAAGAAATGGAATTCGAAGATAAAATTGGTGAGGTTTCTTTCGACTTAGATTCAGTAACTGTTTCTGTAACCGAAAGAAAATTAAGAGCACAATGGTCTCCTGAGTTAGCTCAAGACGTTGCAGCATTCCATAACATCGACGCTGAAGCTGAGTTAACAGCATTGTTATCTGAGCAAGTAGCAGCAGAGATTGACCGTGAGATCTTACGTGACTTGAGAAAAGGAGCGGCTTGGAACTTACGTTGGGACTACAACGGATGGAGAAGAATCCAACAAACTACATCTTACACTCAAAAAGATTGGAATCAAACATTGATTACAGCAATCAACCAATTGTCAGCACAAATCCACAAATCTACTTTGAGAGGTGGAGCTAACTGGATCGTTGTATCTTCTGAGATTTCTGCAATCTTTGATGACTTAGAATACTTCCACGTATCTAACGCATCTCCTGAGCAAGATCAGTACAACATGGGTATTGAAAGAGTTGGTACATTAGCTGGTCGTTACCAAGTTTATCGTGATCCTTACTTCCCACCAAACCAAGTTTTGATTGGACATAAAGGAACATCATTGTTAGACACAGGTTACATCTACGCACCGTATGTACCTCTACAATTAACACCTACAATGTACAACCCATTCAACTTTACACCTATCAAAGGTATTATGACAAGATACGCTAAGAAAATGGTTAACAACCGTTTCTACGGACGTATCACAGTTGATGGAGTTAGAACATTCGACTTGAGAGAATTGAGATAA